TGATATAAAAGTTGGCATTGATTTTGTGCTGGCACTGGCTGAAGCTTCGGCGAATATTGCCAGTTTTAAAAGTGCGAAAAATCAGGAGCTGGCGCATATTAATCTGCTGCGGGTGACTAACATACTGAAAGACGAGGTAAGCAATCTGGATGCGACTGGCTCGCGCCAACCGCTGGAAACGGTGATCGAATTAATGAATGACTATGTCGATTCAGTGCAGCGTATTATTGATGAGCTGCCAAAGAAAACCGTGTCGCAGCACAGGATGATTAATATTGAGCAGACAAATAACAGTAGCCAGGTATAAACCTTACCGCCAGAGCGGCCGCCGTGCGACCACTCTGCCAGCTGCGGCTTAAGAAACCAGCTCGCGGGCGTAATCAAACAGCGCCTTCAACTGCGCTATTTTGTCGTTATCCCCTTCATGCAGATTAAACAGTGACTCCAGCTCCAGCAGATAGCTTTGCACCCGCTCCGGATTCAGGGCTTCACGGCGATGTTGCAGCCAGCGTTGCTGTTCACTGTCGTCGAGCGTGCCGGGAAAGTTGCGTGCCCGATAGCGGAACAGCAACTGCTCAATACGTGAGTCGTTAAAGGTTAAATCCAGCGCCGGTAAATTTGACGATGCCGTCTGCAAAATAATGTTCATCGCCGAACGGTCGGCATCACTAAAGAAACCATCATACAAGCGGGCATCAACATCGTCGGCTGCGGTAAAGGGTTCGGCCTCGGCAAACAGCGTGACGACTTTTTCGCGGATCTCCGGATGCTGACGCAGCAGCGTCAGGTTAGCCAGACAGCGCTCACGGTCTATGCCAATGCGTTCCGCATCTTCCGGGCGTAGGGTGTTAGCTGGCGCCAGTACCGGACATTTATTGATATGAACCAGTTTAATGGGTACCGCCGCTGCGTCGCCCAACTGGTCACGCGGGGTATACAGACGTGCGCGCAGCGTATCGGCATCCAGCTCCAGCAGCGGCGACATATCACCGGCCAGATCGCAGGTAATCAGCGCATTGCGATTATCCGGATGCCAGGCCAGCGGCGCTATCCAGCTGGTATTGCCACGAAACGCGCCAAACATCCCGGAGATATGCACCAGCGGTTTCATTTGCGGAATATCGACCAGCGTCGTGATTTTCTGTTTGCTGCGATGGCTGAACAGGTAGTCGTACAATTTAGGCTGTTGCTGTTTCACCAGCTTTGCCATGGCGATAGTGGCATAAACGTCTGACATCGCATCGTGCGCATTGGCATGTTCGACGCCATTGGCTTTCGTCAGATGCTCAAGGCGAAAACTTGGCATGCCATCCTCGTTTTCCGGCCAGTTGATACCCTCGGGACGAAGCGCATAGCAGGCGCGCATCACATCCAGCAGATCCCAGCGGGTATTGCCGTTTTGCCAGCTCCAGCCATAGGGATCGTAGAAGTTACGATAAAAGATATTGCGTGTCACTTCATCATCGAAGCGGACATTGTTATAGCCAACCACACAGGTGTTGGGTTCGCTGAACAGGGCATGGATACGGCGGGCAAACTCGGCCTCGGTGACGCCGCGTGCTTTCGCCTGCTGCGGCGTGATTCCGGTAATCATCACCGCTTCCGGCTGCGGCAGATAGTCGTCAGCGGGCTGGCAGTAAAACACTTCCGGCTCACCAATAATATTGAAATCCAGATCGGTGCGTACGCCAGCAAACTGCGCCGGACGGTCCAGTGACGGACTTTTGCCGAAGGTTTCGTAGTCATGGAAGAGAAATGTTTTCTGTATTTCGTTGCTCATGGATAACCATCTTTGCTTATGTTTTCTGTGTTATTCCATTGAAAACATTAGTTTTAAAAACAAATTTTGTGTCTCTTTAATTGCTGTTGCTCATAGTTGTATATTGATGTTTTAGCTCGTACATGGCACATTTAGTACATAATGAGTACAAACATTCAATTTTAGCGAGTACAAAATATTGCTATGGCTATCAGCGACACAAAACTACGCGGCCTATATGGTAAACCATATTCCGGCCCGGCAGAAATTACAGATTCAGATGGACTCGGAGTAAGAATCACTCCTCGTGGAGTCATCAATTTTCAGTATCGCTACCGGTGGCAGGGAAAGCAGCATCGAATGGGTATCGGCAAGTATCCTGCGATTACGTTAAGAGAAGCTCGCAACATGGTTTCCGATCTTAAAGAGCATTTGGATAAGGGGATTGATCCCCGAAATGCCAAAACTCATAAAAGGCTCAATTCGAAGCCCACCGTATCTGACTGTCTGGCATATTGGCAAGAAACATACGTAAACGTCAATCTGCGAAAAAAAACGCAGGCGCTGTACAAGTCTACAGTCGTAAAGCACATGACTGATGTGTTTCCGGGATTGGCGGCAGAGGATATACCGGTTCGAAGCTGGGTTGAATTGTTTACTGAACAGGAAAAAATAAATCAGATAAGAGCACGGCAGTTGCTCGTTCAGATGCGCTCTGCGATGAACTGGTGTATGCGCCGACAATATATTGATAATTGCAGCGTGATGAAAATTAGTCCCAAAGATATTGGCGTTAAGCCTTCTCGTGGAGAAACAACGCTGAGCTACAACCAACTGGCAAAAGTCTGGCTTGCTATTGAGCGCAGCCGTGCATCTACGGCCAATAAATTACTGCATCAAATGCTGATGCTTTATGGAGCCAGGAATAGTGAACTCCGGGAATCAGTAAGAGGTGAGTTTGATAAAGAAGAAATGGTGTGGTTGTTGCCAGCGAATCGAAGCAAAAGTAACAGAGTGGTGCGCCGCCCCATTTTCAGGCAAGTAGTACCCTTAATTGAAAAGGCCATTACCGCTTACGGGAATGTTTTGATTCCAGGTCCTGACTTGGAAAAGCCGATGACAATCGCGGGAGCAAATCGTTTCATGGGAAGAATCAGTTCATCGTTAGGTATTGGTGAGTTTACAGCACATGACTTTCGAAGAACCTTAGCAACTCGTTTGTCAGAAGAGGGCGTGGCCCCGCACGTTATCGAAAAGATGCTGGGCCACGAACTTGGAGGCGTGCTTACCGTATACAATAAGCACGACTGGATTGAAGAACAGAGACAAGCTTATGAGCTCTACGCTGAAAAAATCTTCGAACACGTCAGGATGATCTCTGGTTAACGCCACCGTTTAAAATCCAGCTATCAACCTCGGCCAGTAAAAATTGCTTCGGGTACATTGTTACTGGCTTGGGGAAGTTGTATTTAGCGATATATTTAGCAATCGTATTCCTTGAGGATATATTTAGCTTAGCCATCGCATCTTTTTCGTAAATCATCGTTAATTCAGCCATAAATTTCTCTCCACATTGTTTATCACTCGCCCGCCGCTACGAACGTTTATTCGTGACATGTCACACTATTAATTTAACTTCGTGCCAGCCTTTTGTTACCCAACACCGAGAATCACCTTCACAAGGGCAATTCTGCACAGGTAGTGACTCACAACACTTTTTGCAGTTGCGTTTACTCAGCGCTTCTTGTTTTTCCATCAGTTCGCCGTGGTATTTGCGGATCATTAAAGCGACCAGTTCAGCGCGTGAATAAGAGTCACGGCCCGGACGCCTTGCTGCACAATCGTAGTCGAGCATCTCCAGTTCCTGTGAATCAAGGAAAACCTCCAGTTTGGTTTCTCCTGCTTTTGCCTGCCGCGCCCGCTGCTCGGCTTTGCGTTCGGCGGGTGATTTAGCCATCAGAATTTAACCTCCAGCCCTGCGGCGCGAAAAGCCAACATCAAGCCCTGTTCACTATCGAGGCAGTCATCAAGGCAGTCGTTTAAAGCATTTAAAGCGCCGGTAAACTGCTTACCGGAAATCACCGGAAGCACTGCGGCAGGGGCTACACATCGGCGCAAATCGCTTTCAATCTCGTCAGCCCACGACTGCCACTCGTCCGGCATCCCTCCTTTTGCTGAGGCGATGTGGTTAGCGATTTTATAAATCTCTTCGCCAGCATTTACTGCATCAACCGGCTCCTGCGCATCCCGGCGCTTTAGCTCTGCCTCTGCTTGCTCATAGCGAACCGTTGCAGAACTCAACGCGGCAGAAACTTCAAGACGCAGCAATACGGCTTCATCCCGTTCGCGCTGCATCACCTCCAGTTGTTCAACTACCGGCTGCTGCTCACCCTTAATAGCGTTCAGCTCTTCATGAATGCGGTGACGTATCTCTGACTCTTTGTCGAGGTCGGCGGTAAGCTCTTTGACTTGGGCTTCTGCTGCTTCCATACGAAAAACAATATCCAGCGCAGCCTTAATTGATTCGTAGTCACCGTGCACAAACAGATTTTCATCACCCATACCGACGCCCATAGTCATTGAGTTTTTGGCTTTCAGCGCCTCCAGCTGCTCAATTAGCTCCGGTTTATCCTCCCTGAAACGTCGTAGCTCCAGCAGCAGGCAAAGCATTTCTCCATCATCTTCTCCACCCATTGCTTCAAGAGTTTCGATCCACTCGGCCAGGCCACCATCAGGTTTACGCTCCTTCATGACTGCACCTCCCCGGCGCGTAACTTGTTTGCATAATCGCGAGCCATATCGGAAATCGCACTGTGTGAGTCTTCCCCTTGCCAGTCGTCGGCAAACCCCTCTACCGCCTTAGCGCCAATCTCACGGATGGCGGCATCGGTGGCAGAAAAAGGATTTGTGCGTTAACATCACGAGAAACGTGCGCATTGATTTCTGAAACGTAGTCCATAGGCACACCAGCAAACATGCTATCCTCACCTTCTGAAAAATACTCTACGTGGTTTTCACTGATATCAGTCAGTAGTTGCAGCATTACTGCACTCTCAGCCGCCAGCGCATTGCTACGCACACTGACGACATCTAGGCGAGTAGCTAAGTCACCGATCATTTTTACGATTTCATTTACCGGAGTAAGGCCGCTGATCTGTTTTGCAAAAGTGAAACCGGCGCTAACGAGCTCTCTGTTTGTTTTTTCAGTAGTCATGCTGGTGGACCTCAATGAATAACGATGCTGTTGTTAAGCTCATCAGCGATACGCTGAGCTTCAATGGGATTACGGATAACCAAACCTTCTGGAGTCAGCCAGCCATGAAGCAGGGCGCTGTATGGCAGTGTGATACGTCCTACGGTTATTGGGTCGTCAGGCTTTTGCATCGAACTTGGCCTTTTTGAACTCGCTGCCAAATATTTCTATAGCCCCAGCCGAAGCTTTAGGCCTGGCTCCGGTTTCAACGTAGATGGCATCACAATGTCGGAAGTAATGGCAGCCGGTCATAAACAGCATCCCCCAGTCGAGGCCGAGAGCGTCAAGCATTAGCTCACGATCAAGTTTCAGTGTGGGATAATTCTCTTTCCATTTAGCTGCCAGCGCTTTAGCTTCCTTGCCCATTCCTTTTGGCGCTTTAACTTTTGGAGTGCTGGAATAGCCATTGTTGCCATTCGGTTTTGTCCACAGCTCCGCTGAGATATACGGATTGCTCTCGAAGCGCACACCATAAAAGCTGGCGCTGGTTAGGTCGTTGCGGAAAACAGGGTTGCCGCCAAACAAAGCAGCGAATTCTTTACCATGCTGACGCACTTCGGCTTCTTTCTTTTCCATCGCATCCCATACAGCCAGCGCTTCTTTGTTTGTGTACTTGAAATAACTCATCGGCATAATTCTCCACACTGTAAGCGGCCGCTACCGCTAATTTTTGGTTGCAAGAACCCCTTGCCGTGATGGCAATAATTCAGCAACTTAACGTTTTAAATTTGGCAAAGGGTTACCGCTATAACCCTCGCCGTGATAACTCCACAAAAGATGTGTCGTCAGGAGTTGAACCTGCACCGGGTAGGGAGCCCGACTATCACCGGATATGGACACAATCGATTGAGCACTGAATAAAGCGGCATTTGAAGTTTGACACGTTCGCCGACCAGACCTTAACAGTGCTCAAGCGATTGGGAGCTTAAGAAAAAAAGTGCGGTCACACTGGTTGATTACCCTGGTGAGGAAAGCCCGGGTGACCGCCAACACTACACAGCATCATTTCCAGCAAGTAATTGTGGTCCTGATGCATCCAAATCTAAAATAACTTAGCTTTGTCGTCAAGGTTTAAATCTAAAAGTATTTAGATTGAGTGGGTGAGCCCGCTGGCACGGGCAAATTAAAAGCGGGGTTAACGGCGGAGCAGTCGGCGGTGCTCTACTAAAACACCAATGATTGTGATTTTTTCAGTCGCGGAGCTTTTGGTGGCGAAATCAGGATTAAGAGGGACAAGCTCGAAAACTTCCTCACCTTTATCAGTGACTCCCCTGGCTCTATATTTTTTAAATGTTGCCTCATGCTCACCATTTTTGGCGACTACATAATCACCAGGTGCCGGGTGAATCTCAGGATCAACAATTATGATGTCACCTTCAACAAACTCAGGCTCCATCGATTTCCCTTTAATTTTGAGGGCAAAGGATGAGGTGGATAAATTTCCAGATGTCAAAATGTAGTCAAAATTGCCTTCTAAGTTTCGAGCATCACTTTCAGGGCTCCAGATGCCTGCTTGCACGTAACTGATAACCGGAACTTGTGTTGCGCCAAGCGATGCAGGAACCACATTTCCTCGTTCTTCCTTACCATATAGCAAATATTCTTCAGTAACCCCAAAGTATCTTGCCAAAGATGTCAGCGACTTTCCGCCAGGCTCATTAAGGTCTCGCTCCCAATAGCCAACTGTCACATCTGAGACACCAACGGCTTTACCAACTTGGCCTTGAGTTAATTTCCTTTCTTTACGCAATGTGCGTATGCGCTCGCCGAGAGTGTTCACCTTATGTCTCCTAACTAAAACCTAAGTAATCTTAGTTTTTATTGACCAAAATAAAATTAGATAATAATATCTAAGAACTTTTAGAAAGGGGGCCGTAATGACCACATCAGAGCTCGAAATTTTTTTTGGTACACCAGGCAAGGCGGCGGCCTTTTTTGGTGTATCGCCAGAAGCTTTTTATCAATGGCGAAAACGTCCTGGAAGGCTGATACCAAAGGGGCGCGCTGCTGAGGCTGCTTACAGAACCAAAGGCAAACTCAAATTCGATCCGTCTCTGTATTCACATTCTATCTAACTTCCCTAAACGCAGTTACTACCAAAGGAAAAGCAAGATGGTAGACATCAAAGAGACAGTAAAAGCGATGTGCAAGGCGTTACCTGGTGGCCGTGCGGCTATGGCAGGTGCATTGGGTATGACGATATGTCAGTTCAATAACAATCTGTACGAAAAAAACGGTTGTCGCTTCTTTGAGCATCACGAACTGGAAGCGATGGAAGACCTTTCCGGTACCAACCTGCTGGCGAATTACTTTGCGAGTCGTCGCGGTGCGTTGCTGGTGGACGTTCCGAAATTCGAAGAGCTGGATCAGGTTGAGTTGTTCAGTAAAGCAGTGAGAACTGCGGCTAAGCGTGGGCACGTCGATCAGTTAATTCAGCAAGCTCTTGAGGATGGCGTAATCGATGACAGTGAGGCGAAGGAAATTGAATTTCATCATGCCAAACATCTGGCGGCGCGTGATGAAGAGGTCAGGGCGGTTATCGCTCTTTTTGGTCGGACGAAAACTCAGAAAGGTTGATGCCCCGGATAGCGGTCCGGGGCATCGGCGCGAGTACTAAACAATGTGGAGTTAATAAACGCATGAACAGTTTACTCAAAAACGCAGGAATACCGCAATTGCGCTGTCGCGTTGTTTGTGGCGCGTTCTTGTATGAAGTGAATGTACAGGGCAGCTGGACAGCCAGCAACTACCAGTTTGCTAGCTGGATGGTAGAGGAAGCCCGGCAGCTTGAATGTAAGTCGCGTGACGAGGTGGGCGTATGGAGCCGGAAAAAATTGAGGTGTTCAGCGCCTCTTACCGTGATCAGCGCGGAATTATCGTCGAAGTTACCGGCGTCGACACTGCCAACCATCGCGTTATCTACCGGCGTCCTGGCTACGAATATGACTGTGTGTGTCCGCGCCGTGAATGGTCACGCAAGTTCGAGAGAGTGGAAGAATGAGTAACCTGATGCATTTGCTTGATCGCCCGATAGCTTACCAGCCGTCATTCATTGCGCTGGGTGCAGGTGTGACCGGTGCCGTTCTGCTTTCTCAATTGGTTTACTGGCATAACCGCATGGATGGTTGGTTCTACAAAACACAGGCTGAAATCACCGCTGAAACAGGTCTGACGCGCTATGAGCAGGAAGGTGCGCGGAAGAAACTGAACGCCGCTGGCGTGTTGGAAGAAAAGCTGCAAGGCGTCCCGGCGAAACTATTTTTTCGCATCAATGCAGAGGCTCTGGAAGCCCGGTTATTACAGTTTGCGGGAAACCAGCATTCCAGTATGCGGAAAACCAGCAAACAAAGATGCGTAAAACCAGCAGCCAAGAATGCGGAAAAACCACAAGCAAGTTTGCAGCAAACCAACGAGCCGGTTAGTGGAAATCCCGCATCCATTCATACAGGAGATTACACAGAGACTACTACAGAGATAAAACCCTCTTGTCCGGTCGCTGCGCAACCCGACGAAAAACCGGCTGATGATTTTCTTTCCCGACATCCAACGGCCGTGGTTTACAGCATTGCTAAACGCCAGTGGGGAAGTCAGGAGGACCTGACTTGTGCTGAATGGATTTGGAAGCGCATCAAAAAGCTTTACGAAGATGCCGCCGAGTCCGACGCCGAGGTCGTTATCCCGAAAGAGCCTAACTGGACGGTCTGGGCAAACGAGGTTCGCCTGATGTGTTCGCAGGATGGCCGCACACACCGTCAGATTTGTGAGTTGTTTGGCCGGGCCAACAAGGACCCGTTTTGGTTCAAAAACATTTTGAGTCCGTCAAAACTGCGTGAAAAGTGGGAAGACCTAATTCTGAAGCTCCCCAAAAATGGCTCATGCAGCCCGGTGAAAGATGATCCGGCGTTCAGAGCAAGTTATGACGATGTCGATTACAGCCAGATACCAGACGGCTTCCGGGGGTACAGAGCAGAATGAATATTCACGAACAGGTTATCGAATTTGTCCGTGCCAACCCGCTTAGCAACACGACTCAGATCGCCAAAGGTGTTGGTTTCTCGTCCGGCCTGATGCGGGGCGTCGTCGCTGAGCTTTACAAAATGGATAAGCTTGACCGCCATTTGAGCAGCACGAAGAGCTACCAATACATGGTGAAGTCCGACGCTGAGGTTATTGCAAATGCTGAGTACTCCCGCTGCCGGAAACTGGCTGAAGAGCTGGAGGTTAAGGGCTTCTGGCGTCGCGCTGCACAGCAGTGGCTTGAAGCGATGGACAGCACACGCAGCGAAAGTCTGCTGGAGAAAGCCGCAGCACGCCGCGCTACCTGCATCAAACGGAGCGAGGGGCCACGCCAGTCCTATTACGGCGCAAGCATTGCAGACGCTTCGGCATCGTCACTCCCACCGCTGGCGCTATGGAATTACTCATGAAATCGAAACTGACCGCGCACATTACGCGCCATGAAATTTTTTATCACGGTATCCGCACCGCCTGTGTGCTGATCGTTCTTCTGCTTCTGACATTAGTAATGGAGCTGGTAAGCAAATGACTTCACTTTCAGTAGTTCACAAAAACCGCGATGAATCGGCAACTGACATTGTTCCGCGCAAAACTTATTACGCTGGCCTGAAAGAGTTCTATGTCGAGCCTGGCTACAACGTCCGCGAAATCGATCAGCAGCATGTTGAAGAATTTCGGGATGCGTTCATTGCTGGTGAGGAAGTTCCGGCGCTGATTGTTCAGGTCACCGAGCAGGGCTTAAAGATTGTCGACGGCCATCACCGTTACTATGGCGCTGTGATGGCTACCGAGGCAGGCCATGAAGTGGCACGTCTGGAATGCAAAGATGCCAAAGGCACAGAGGCCGACCGCATCGCACTTATGGTAACCAGCTCACAGGGCAGGGCACTGTTACCACTGGAACGCGCATCAGCATATCAGCGCCTGTTGAATCAGGGCTGGACGGAATCCGAGATTGCCAAGAAAGTAAAACGTTCAGTGGCTGACGTTGAGCATCACATTCAACTGCTGGAATGTGGCGACACGCTCATTGAAATGGTCAAGGCGAAAGAGATTGCGGCCACCACTGCTGTATCGTTGTCCCGGGAACATGGCACCAAAGCTGGCAGCGTGGCTACTGAGTCACTGGCGAAAGCTAAAGCCGCGGGCAAGAAGAAACTGACTAAAGCCGCAGCACTGCCGCAGTTCAGCGCAGTGAAAGCACGTCGGCTGGTGGAATTGATGGCCCAATTTGAATTTACTGATGATGGCTATACCGCCGCAGATGAAATTTATCTGGAAGCTATGGGCATTCTTGGCGAATACCGCGACGCGCATGGAAAGCCAGCATCACCGTCAGCAGCGGCAGAAATTGAGGTGCGAAATTCTGAAATTGATGAACCAGAGCTACCTGTTCTCAATGATGAAATTCTCAGTAAAAGTGGGATTGAGGTGTGGGGCTGCATAGCCGCCGCGTTCGGCCATAAATCAGAGTACACGTTCAGCGAATCGAAGTATGCGCATACATGGGCAGCTGACTCTGTGGAACACCCTGAATACATCGTCGTACCAGCTGAGACTATTGCAAAAGCGCTGCGATTTATTAAGTCCAAGAAAGAGAGTTTGGTAATTAAAGCGTGGGTCAACGAGAGATATTCTGATCCTGAACAGCGAATTGATATGCTTCATCGCCTCACGTCAGTTTCAATCGAGATAAAGCTCGAACATGCTCTAACTGTGCCTGAATTCATCGACATGATGGAATCTGTAGACAAATCCTGCTGGACGAATGCCAGACAGCTGCGCCAGGCGTTTCGGGATTTAATCGAAAAGCGCAAAGCTGAGAGTGCTGCATGAAATTAATCCTGCCATTTCCACCGAGCGTAAACACCTATTGGCGCTCCCCTAATAAGGGGGCGTTAGCCGGTCGGCATTTGATTAGTGTTAATGGTCGAAAGTACCGCATTAATGCAACCGCTGCTGTACTGGAACAGTTAAAGCGTTACCCGCAACCAATAACCAGCGATATTGAAATTCACCTGACCCTCTATCCACCTAACAGGGCAACGCGTGACCTGGACAACTTCCAGAAAGCGCTGTTTGATAGTCTAACTCATGTGGGCGTATGGAAGGATGACAGCCAGATTAGGCGCATGCTGGTGGAATGGGGCGCTGTGACATGTCACGGCAAAGCGGAAATCACGATTAAATCATTTGAAGAGACATCGGCATGAGGGCGCTACTAAATGCTGATGTCGCACCCCGCACCGGGATTGTGCTGCTAAGACCGGGTAGCGAACTATTGGGAATGTTTACACGTGGGCGTGTACTGGTTTGCAACGAACCGGATTTCATGAAAGAACTACCGACAGGGCGTGTGTCTGAGTCTGACCAGCCCTTGTTAGATGATCCGGCGCTGGCCTCATTCTTTGCGTCAGAGCGCGTTCTCAATGCTGCTGGTGGTGTGGAAAACCTGGTTAATAGTATTCGTCTGCGTAAATCCTGCGAGTGGGAATCAAGCGAAGAGGAATATCACCATCACCACCATACAGCACTTCGCACATCAACTGGTGCGGTATGCCTGTGTTATACGCACGACAACCGGTTTCGGGATATGCCGCTACCGACCCAGCTGGATTTAAAAGGGCAGAGAAACGCATCTGAATGGATTATCGACAGAGCAAGGCGCGATTTGAACCTACCGGAAGGCCACCAGCTGACGTTACCAGAGTTATGCTGGTGGGCATCGTTGCGGGAAGTGATAGACCTGATTAACGAATCCCCTGCGCGCCGGATACTGAAAATGGCACCAGTAGTGGTGGCAACAGGCGCAAGGCGTGAAACGGAAATCGAACCTGAAGTCGCAGCCACTCAAATCATTGAAGAGGCAGCAAAGCAAATACTGGCGCTCAGAATCGATCCTGAGTCGCCTGAATCTTTCATGCTGAGGCCAAAGCGTAAGCGTTGGGAGAATGAAACCTACACTCGCTGGGTGAAGTCACAGGCGTGTGCATGTTGTGGAAAGCAGGCTGATGATCCACACCATATCATCGGCCATGGTCAGGGCGGTATGGGTACGAAAGCACATGACCTGTTTGTTATCCCGCTTTGCCGTATGCATCATGATGAACTGCATGCAGACACCCGGCGTTTTGAGGAAAATTATGGCAGTCAGATTGAGCTGCTTTTTCGGTTCCTGGATCACTCGATAGCGGTCGGCGTGATCGGTACAGGTAAAAAATAAAAATGTGGAGAGAATAATGCGTGATATTCAGTACGTTTTAGAGTGTTGGGGCGGATGGGCTGCTACAGAAGGCGTGGGTCTTGATTATTCTCACGTAGCCGCCGGATTTAAAGGCTTGTTACCTTCAGAATCCACTCAACGACAGTCATGTTCAGATAATGATGGCATCATCATTGATAGTTGCATAGCCAAGTTGAAGAAGTTCAAACCCGAAGAATATGAGTTAGTAGTGGCACATTATCGCTATCAAATTTCCCTAAGAGCCATCTCTCGACATCGAGTGTGTTCAGATGGAACGATAAGGAAAGACATGCAAAGAGCTGAGGGATTTATTCATGGAGTTCTATGCATGTTAAATGTGGAATTAGAGCTAGCTTGAGACAAAGCCCGGATTACCGGGCTTAAGCTACAAACTAGGGAAAATATTTCTTAAGAGATACCAACACCTTGAAAAGGTTATGAGCGATAACATAAAAGCGGAAAAACCAAAAAGAATAAACACATAATCCATCGGTTTACCAAAAATAGTCTGTTCTGGAGCTAAAAACATAGCCACCATAGGCAGTAAACATGCAATCAGCAAAGTGTATCCGGTTGAAATTAAACGTCTAATTATAGGAGGTAAGACGTTATTTTTCTTTAAGGCGTGAATCGCACCATCCTTGCTTTGACTTGAGCTAAATATCGATATTGCTGCCAAGATAAAGCCGAATAAAACACCAGAGACAGTCGATAGCACACCAGCCACCCCCACGATCTCGGCGTGGCTAATTGTGCGGAAGATTTTACTACTGGCATAAGCGATGGCCGACAGCAGTAACAGTTTGTAAACCAACTGCCATAGTTCCTTCATTCGCTAAGCTCCTAAATCGCTACTCAGAATCAGGTAGTTCGTATTGAGAAAGATAAGTTCCATTATCTATCTTAGCAGCAATCATAGCTATCTTGATATCAGACTCTGTTGGATACCCACCGATAACATTGATAGTTTTTTTTCCAATCAATACCTGTTCCAGTAAGCTCTTGGGCTTGCTATTGCTCGGTTCAGTAACATCAGCTTTTTTTATTTTAAGCCCCCCTGCGCCACGTGGGAAAAGCTCAACAAGTTCTTTTACTGCGTCACGAACCATTCCAGAAAGATAGCTAAAGCCTTCCTTTTTTGTCCTCGCCCTGCCACGTAGGTTTAGTTTAAGGTATGTTCCACCCATGCCAACGACCATGTTAACAATATCTTTAGTGAGGTTATTTTCGAAGTTGTAGTTTGCTTTATTGAAATTTCTCGGCGCTGCGATGGTGAGATCTACACTTCTCAACACATTCCCAGTCTCAAGCAAGTCCTTCACATCTTCTTCTTTCCAAATTGCTTCGAATCTGATGTTTTCAAGACCGCCCTGTTGGTACAAGGCAAAAGAAACATCATTTACCTTTGGACCAAGATGATTCAACGTAAGTGCTAAAAGATCAGAGTTATAGTAGTAAATGAAATAGGTTCTCTCTACTACAGAGTCAGTATCACCTAGTTGGATAGTTCTTTCCAACCCGGTTTCATCTTCTATGAAGGGGAGTAAAGAATGTCTCCTCCACGACACATAGCCGAAAAAGCTTTTGGAAAATTCATCCTTCTCCAGCAAAACTACTTTCAATCCTTTTCCAATTTTTTCAACAGTATATGTTGTTGGCAGCTCACCATTCTTACTATCATATAGCTTATCAAAGGCTGTCTTAGCTGCAAAAGCGCGCTCTTCAGGATTATTACGCCGCTCTGTGCCACTAAAGAAGCCAACCCTTATCTTCCGGGTTTTATTTTTATCGTCCGTCATTTGATGTCCTATATAGCAAAGGGGCGCTGTCATGTTCCCTTAGAGGGGATACTAAAATTTATCTAATCATAAATGATTTATGCGTACGCAAAAAGATAATTATCATGCTAAGAGTGGTCACTTGGACACATCGCTTATCATCATTCTAAACATCGCTTCTGCGGGGTTTTTGTATTTAGGCGTCAAATATGAGTTGCTGTAAATTTGGACAAGAGTTATCTGTGTGTCATTAGACATCAACCGGATAAAAACCATGTTAAAACAGCCACGTATGACAAGTTCAGCAGCAAAAGTACTTCACCACATCTCTACAAAATGGGCGTTGCCAACTGAAATATCCCAAAAAACGGGAATTTCGGTATCGAGTTGTCAATTAATAATGACGCAGTTGGCGATGGTGCAATTGTTAGAGGAAAGCACAGAGAAAAGTAACGAATTCCGGCGCTGCGGGTAGCTGCGGCGATAATGCTGTGAAATGGGCGGCTGGTGGATGTTGGTAGCATCCACCAGCCATTCACCCGTTAAAGAGATCACGGGCGAACCAAGGCCCACCGCTTAGTCGACAAGCGAGTATGAGCCTATCAAGAAAGGCCCAATAAATCCATGAAAATTACTGGTTATCCATCCAGTTGTGAGCTAGTTAATGCAGACTCACTCTCTTATATTAAAACCTTAGCTGACAACTCAGTTGATCTCATAGCAACAGACCCCCCTTACTATCGTGTTAAAGACTGCGCCTGGGATCGCCAGTGGGATTCCGTGACAGACTACCTTGCATGGCTTGATGAGTTTTTGTCAGAGTTTTGGCGGATATTGAAACCTTCTGGCAGTCTTTACCTTTTTTGCGGGTCTAAACTGGCTGCAGATACAGAATTGTTAGTCAGGCAACGAATGCAGGTTCTGAGTGCTATAACTTGGGCGAAACCAAACGGCCCCTGGTTACGGCAGAATAAGCCATCGTTAAGGGCTTTTTTTCCGGCGACTGAACGCATTATTTTTGCCGGGCATTACGGAGCGGAAGGCTATGCAAAGGGACAAGCTGGCTATGCTACTAAGTGTGAAGAGCTGAAACGTAACGTGTTCGCGCCGTTAATTGACTATTTTGTTGAGGCGCGTAATGCATTGGGTATATCCGCTAAAGAGATTAATGCGGCAACAGGCTCACAGATGAGCAGCCATTGGTTTTCGCGTTCACAGTGGCAAATACCTAATCGTGAACAGTATCAACTGTTACAAGCGCTATTTTTCAGTAAAGCGAGGGAGCAAGGGATTTCATCTCCTCTATCACAATCTCACGCCGGTCTGGTCAGTAACTTTGAAATGCTGCAGCAGAACTATCAGCATTTGCGAGCAAATTACGATGATCTGCGGAAGCAGTATGAACACCTGCGGCGGCCATTTAGCGTGACGGCTGACGTACCGTATACCGACGTTTGGAATTTTCGACCTGTTGCAAATTATAAAGGCAAGCATCCCTGCGAAAAACCAGCAGAATTGATGGAGCACATCATCTCTACAAGCAGCAGGCCCGGAGATGTTGTGGCTGATTTCTTTATGGGTTCTGGCGCTACTGTAAAAGCTGCTCTTAAGCTGGGGCGTAACGCGATTGGCGTTGAGCTTGAGGAGGAACGTTTTTTGCAAACCACAAATGAAATAAGTATCAATTCAGAGAATTATATAAAAAATTGAAACGTTGATAGGCTGCCTTTATTGGCGGCCTTATTTAGTTTCTGCACCAATATCATGCATCTTCTTCACAACTCGGCTTAACTCATCTTCGCTAAGCGATAACTGAGCAGCCATGCAAAACAGAATATGCAGAGACACGGCGCGTGGTGACTCGACGCTAATGTATTTAAGCCACTGGCTGTTGCTGACTACTCCGGCAAGATCAGCTATCTGATTACCGGTCATCACCTCAAACAAGTCTTTTGCGTTCGTGACTGCGCACTTTTTCCATGTAACTCCACAAACAGCACCACGGTAAAGCCGGGGGTGGGATATGTATCGAATGGACAAATTAACGACAGGTATTGCTTACGGGGCATCAGCCGGTAATGCTGGATTCTGGACCTTGCAGCTGCTCGATAAAGTAAGCCCGTCTCAATGGGCGGCGATAGGCGTGCTGGGAAGTCTGGTATTTGGGCTGCTTACATTTCTGACGAACCTGTATTTTAAAATCAAAGAAGACCGTCGCAAAGCTGCAAGAGGTCTTTGATGGCAAAACTGAAAACTAAACTCAGTGCTGCCGTGCTGGGTCTTGTGCTGGCTGGTGCACCGGCAACAGTAATTCTGGGACAGTTTCTGGATGAAAAAGAGGGCAACAGCCTGACGTCTTATCGTGATGGCTCTGGAATCTGGACTATCTGCCGTGGCGTAACCCGGATTGATGGTAAGCAGGTGTCGCAGGGCATGCGTTTGTCAGCTGGCAAATGCGCGGAGGTAAATGCAATCGAGAGCCGAAAGGCGATCGGGTGGGTAGAACGCAACGTTAAGGTACCACTGACAGAATCGCAGAAAGCCGGTATTGCTTCCTTTTGCCCCTACAACATCGGGCCGAGTAAATGCTTTACCTCTTCGTTTTATAAGCGCCTGAATGCTGGCGATCGGAAGGGGGCCTGCGCGGAAATAAAACGCTGGGTGCACGACGGCGGACGCGACTGCCGGTTAACCAAAGGGCAGGCGAATGGCTGTTACGGTCAGGTCGAGCGCCGTGATCAGGAGTCAGAGTTAACTTGCTGGGGGCTTGATCAATGATGTGGCTGGTAAATAACTGGCGCAACCTAATTTGGTTCGCTCTTGTGCTATGCGTCGTGCAGCTGGCTTATATCGCTAATCACTACCGTAGCGAGTACAGCAATCAGTTAAGCAATAATCGGCGTTTGCAAAGCGATAACGATCAGCAAGCAGCAGTGATCGCGACACAGTTAATACAGTTCAATCGCTTCAATCAGATAGCTGCCCAGCAGCAGCAATACGCGGTGACAATCGGCGGCAAGGCTCAGGAGAAAGAGATTGAGTATCGCAACATCATCAAAACTGAACCGACCTGTGCTCTCGCTGTGCCTGATGATATCGCTGGCCGGTTGCTCGACTACGCGAACAGTTTACGTGCCAGCGCAATGCACGTCGATCCCGGCATCGCTGACAGCTCCAGTTCTCGCACCGCTTCCGCCAGCGCCCTGAATTATTGCCAGGCGGTGTTGTGGATTGACCCTCTGCTTACGGCGATTGACCAGGCCAACAGCCAATTGGCTGGCATCCGAAACATTGAACAAACCCGACAAGGAAAATAACCCATGAGTGAAGCAAAGCCGCAGGACGGAAGCACCGTGAAGGGCTACCGCACGTTAACTACAGGCGATATCGAAGTCATGAATCGATTGAAAGATGTAAGTCGTCACTTTCTCAACCTCCTGGAAACCTCCAAAGAGACAGGTGCTGATCCGCGCTGGGTAGCTCTGGCTAAAACGCAAATGCAGCTGGCTTGCATGTTTGCCTGTCGCGCAGTTGCTCAACCAGACGACGACTGCTGAGTGAGCATCACAAGACGAAGTTGAAATAGACCTTATGATGCTTCAAGCAAAATTCTGAAAAGAAATTACCTTTTGTGGTATTAACTCATCAGTTCTGAAAATCTTGTTTCCGCTTCTTCTTTAGAAGAAAGAAAATGACTAGGAGAAATATTTATTTTATCCCCAGCATCGGTTATCCAACGGACTCCAATTTCATGGTTGAGAATATTTCCTTCAGTGAGAACAATGTCATCGGGAGCTATGCTACATGTAAACCAGCGACCGCAGCCACTCTCCAACAAGTACACAATACGGTGGCTGGTAGGGTGAGTTTCTCTTTTGACTACTTTTAAAATCTTCACATTAATCATTAAAGCACCCCTTTAGAATTTTAGTCATTAAACCAAATGCATTCGCAATGTTTAGTATGTTTGCTATCAAACGACAATAACTTAAGTTACTGAGGTAACCAATGCCAGAAATAATTACAGAACAGATTAATTAGTTTGAACTGCTGTCCACGCTCGGTTATGAAACCTCAGCTACAAAGATTGCGGTCGAGTTCATCAAGAACGTTCCTTTTAAGCATCTCCTGTTCATCAAGCTTTTCAACTGTATATACACCCATGAGCAGGCAGGCATGATAATTCCCGCTTCCCCTTTAAGTGTCTGTATTAAAAGCAGAAGCGGCAATTCACTGGTTCGCGTGACAACGTGGGCAGCTGAATAAACACCAAAGTTGGGCGTTAACTTTGGCTTTCATTAAAAACCGCTGTTAAAGCAAATATCGCCATCACCTCAAAGCAGGACACTTCATATGAGCAATCCTAAAAATTTTATATACATCACCATGAATGATTCTGGTAACGATCTGACGTGTAATGCCGGGATGGCTCGTTACAATACAAATGGCTGTATGACATTTAAATTTGGTTGTACTGGTGACAAATCAATCCCTGACCAACTTTTGGTGATTGACAGGCGGTCAGATACGGCAGTGATTAATTGTAAGTCTTCAACAGAAATGACAATCAACGATAAGATTCATGGAGTCGTTTCTAAGTATCTCACTGGCGACGCTACTGAACTCTTGTCAGCGCTGGTGGATGAGCTGATATCTGTTATCGATAAGCGCGATGCATTACCGATTGAATCTCTGAACCTCAAAGGTGGCCTGATAGCGAAGCATTGCTCAGATGGCTGGCGTGCCAGTGTCAGGCAATCAACACTTAAAGCCAATGGTATTGAGGAAGGGTTAGAGTCAATCATTTCTGAGCGGGTCACTAAGCAAATCAAAAAAGAATTACTGCCAGGCGGGCTGCTTCATCGCAGCATGTGGAAGTAATGCCAGCCGCAATCCCCCGGGCCTGCCGCAAGCATGGCTGCGGAAAGACCACGACAGACCGCTCCGGTTACTGTGATGACCACCGGTACGAAGGCTGGACTCAGCACCAGCGAGGACAGAACCGACATCAGCGTGGATACGGCAGCAAATGGGATATCCTCCGCGCCCGGATTCTCCAGCGCGATAAGCACCTCTGTCAGAACCATATGAAGCAGGGTAAGCCAGTACCGGCATCCACGGTTGACCACATTATCCCCAAAGCACATGGCGGCACAGACGACGACAACAATCTGCAATCGTTGTGCTGGGCTTGCCACAAGGCCAAGACAGCCAAGGAGAGAATTAAATGACAACAGAAGTACAAACCCTGTTGATGTTCAAAGGGCTGACCGCATCATTATCTGAAGGGCAATTGGTGAAATATAAAGCGGCAGAACAAAAATTCGTGACGTTCTGGCAGAGTATCCTGAAGGTGAAGGAGTACTCGCCATTGGGCTGATATGCGCGGGAATGCAGGTAAATGAGAATTAATAGCAACGCTCACTCATGTGATAGTTATTCTCATTTGTGCGGGAGGGCGGGTCAAAAGTTCAGGGCTTTGCCCCCAAAGGACCGCCGCCTAACTTTTTGTCGCACCGCCGCAGGTTAGAAAACTTTTTTATGGGTATCCCTAACAGCGATTAATAGGAGTTTTCGATTATGTCCGGACCGCCGAGAACCCCGACAGCTCTGCGTTTGGTTAAGGGGAACCCATCCAAACGCGCTCTCAACAAGTCAGAGCCAAAACCCCCTTCAGGGGTACCCCCTATTCCGAAGCACTTTAATAAACAAGAGAAGTATTGGTTCAAGCGCATTGGCGAGGAGTTGAACTGCTCCAACGTGATTACCAGGCTTGATGGTATGGCGCTCGAACTTCTTATCGGCGCTTACGTTGAATGGCGTAAACACCGAGATGTGATCGATCAGGTTGGCGAGACTTACAACGTAACAAACATGGCAGGGGAGACTTTAGTAAAAGCACATCCGCAGGTTGCGATGATGTCCGATGCCTGGAAACGTTTGAGGGCAATGATGTCCGAATTCGGTATGACTCCAGCCGCCCGCAGCAAAGTCAGCGGAGAAGGGCAAGGGGAAGTTGATCCACTCGAAGAATTTTTGAAAAAGCGCAAATGATGAATGGCAACGGTTTCGGAAGGTATTCAGTACGCAGAGCGCGTGCTGTCTGGCGAGATTGTTGCTGGCGAACTGGTACGCCTGGCGTGTCAGCGATTCCTTAATGATTTAGAGCACGGGCCGGAGCGCGGCGTCTACTTCAATGAGGACAGCGCCCAGCACATCCTCGATTTTTATAACTTTGTGCCTCACGTAAAAGGTGCCCTGGCAGGCAAGCCCATCACGCTGATGGCGTGGCACGTGTTCATATTGATAAACATTTTCGGCTTTGTCGTTCCACTAATCGATGAGATGACCGGTAAGCAGGTTCTTGACGAGGATGGCGACACGGTAATGGTGCGCCGGTTCCGCACTGCTTATGACGAAGTAGCGCGTAAAAATGCCAAGTCGACGCTTTCTTCCGGTATCGGTCTGTATATGACCGGTGCCGATGGGGAAGGTGGCGCAGAGGTTTATTCAGCTGCAACCACCCGAGATCAGGCGCGTATTGTTTTCGACGACGCCAAAAATATGATCAAGAAAGCCCCCCGTACGCTGGGGCGCTTATTTGGTCACGTCAAGCTGAACATTCATCAGGAGCGCAGCGCATCCAAGTTTGAGCCGCTGTCCAGCGACGCAAATAATCTTGACGGGCTGAACATTCACTGCGGAATTGTCGATGAGCTACACGCACATCGTACCCGTGACGTGTGGGACGTTCTGGAGACGGCCACAGGTGCGCGTCTTCAGTCGTTGTTGTTCGCCATCACCACCGCCGGAACTAATAAAGAGGGTATTTGCTTCGAGCAGCGCGACTACGCCATCAAGGTGCTGCGCGGCGTGGTGGAGGACGATACCTATTTTGCCCTTATCTACACGCTGGATGAAGGCGACGATCCTTTCGATGAGGCCAACTGGCCGAAAGCGAATCCCGGACTCGGCATCTGTAAGCGATGGGACGATATGCGCCGCCTGGCGAAAAAGGCCAAAGAGCAAGTGGCTGCTCGCCCGAACTTTTTCACCAAGCATCTCAATATCTGGGTCACAGCCGAAAGTGCCTGGATGGATATGGACCGGTGGGACAAGTGCAATGACATCGCATCAGATGATGAGTTGGTCAAATGGCCGTTATGGGTTGGTATCGACCTTGCCAACAAAATAGACATTTGTGCAGCTGTGAAAACGTGGCTGGCCCCCAACGGCCATACGCACACGAAGTCTAAATTCTGGATACCCGAAGGTCGCCTGGAGACGGCACCCAAACATATTTCTGAGCTTTACCGGAAGTGGGCAGATGCGGGCTGTCTTGAGCTGACAGATGGTGATGTTATTGATCACGGCTACATCAAGGCAGAGGTGGAAGCCTGGGTGAAAGGTGAAAGTCTGAAAGAAATAGCCTTTGACCCATGGAGCGCAACCCAGTTCAGCCTGGCGCTGGCAGAGGAAGGGCTTCCGCTGGTCGAGGTTGCCCAGACGGTGAAAAACCTCTCGGAGTCTATGAAGTCAGTACAGGCTGAAGTGTATGGCGCAAAGATTCACCATGATGGTAATCCGGTTATGAACTGGATGATGTCAAATGTGACCGTGAAGCCAGACAAAAATGACAATATTTTCCCGAACAAATCCACGCCAGAAAACAAAATCGATGGTCCGGTGGCGCTGTTTACCGCGAAAAGCCGCCTGCTGGTAAATGGCGGTGATGATAAGCAGGACTTAACCGACTTCTTCGAAGATCCGATAATTGCAGGTATCTGATGAAATCAAAAAAGAAACCGGGGCGCGTTAAAAGCGCCATTTTAGACTGGCTGGGCGTCCCAATCAGCCTTACGAATGGAGACTTCTGGCAGGAGTGGATTGGAACCAGTAGCAGCGGAAAGACGGTGACCGTTGATAAGGCAATCAAACTTTCTGCAGTATGGGCCTGCGTCCGATTGTTAAGCGAGTCGGTATCCACACTGCCGATGAAGGTTTATAAAAGGGAAAAGGATGGTTCCCGGGGGCTGGCAACAGAACATCCAGCTTATCAAGTACTCTGTAAGCAGCCTAACGGAGAGATGACACCATCCAGATTCATGCTGATGCTGGTGGCCAGCATTTGCTTGCGGGGGAATGCCTTCATCGAAAAACTGATGATAGGGCAGAAGCTTGTTGGACTAACACCACTATTGCCGCAGAACATGGTTGTGAAGCGGCTTGATAACGGGCAACTCCAGTACACCTATACCGACAAAAATGGTAAGCGCGTTATACCGTTGAAAAACATGATGCACATTCGCGGATTCGGCCTTGATGGCGTCTGCGGCATGATGCCCATGATGACTGGCCGGGACGTGATCGGATCGGCGATGTCGGTTGAAGAGTCAGCCGCCAAAATATTTGAGAACGGCATTCAGAATTCAGGCTTTATCAGTACCAAGAGCGATATTAACCCTGAGCAGCGGGCGCGTCTGAAGAATAATTTATCGACCTTTGTTGGTTCAAAGAATGCCGGTAAGGTCATGGTTCTTGAAGGGGATATGACATACCAGGGCGTAACGATGAATCCTGAAGACGCACAGATGCTGGAAAGTCGCTCTTTCAGCATTGAGGAAATTTGTCGGTGGTTCAGAGTTCCGCCATTCATGGTGGGACATATGACCAAGCAGAGTAGCTGGGCATCCAGCCTTGAGGGAGTGAACCTGCTGTTCCTTACCAATACTCTGCGCCCGCTGCTGGTGAATATTGAGCAGGAGATTGCCCGCTGTCTGCTGGGTAACGATGAGGATTACTTTGCTGAATTCTCTGTTGAAGGTCTGCTTCGTGCCGACAGCGCTGGCCGTGCAGCATATTACACTACCGCGCTGCAGAACGGCTGGATGAGCCGCAATGATGTCCGCAGGCTGGAGAACTTGCCGCCGATTCCGGGTGGTGAAATTTATACAGTACAGTTGAATCTAACAGCGCTGGAAGACTTGAGAGAAAATAACAAGGCAACCAGAGCAAAAGCCCTGATGGATTTACACAACCAGCTTTTCCCCGATCTTTCCTTCGAAAACTCACCGCTAAAAAAAGCGGCTTAGGAGCTATTCCCATGACACTGAAAAGCCTTCCGGCAGCTCCGGCAGGGCGGCCTTCTGCGCTCTCAAAACGGGACCTGCCATCGGCAGCAATGGAGCGCTGGAACGGGGGCATTAAAGCCGCGAAGCCCGATGAAAACAGCATCTCAGTATTTGATGTAATTGGCGCGGATTATTGGGGTGACGGCGTGACCGCCAGCCGGATTGCCGGGGCGCTGCGTTCAATCGGCGGCGCTGACGTGACGGTAAACATCAACTCACCAGGCGGCGATATGTTTGAAGGTCTGGCGATTTACAACCTGCTTCGTGAGTACGAAGGCAAGGTGACCGTCAAAGTGATGGGCCTCGCCGCATCAGCCGCGTCAATTATCGCTATGGCCGGTGATGAGGTTCAGATCGGGCGCGGCGCGTTCCTGATGATTCATAACTGCTGGGTATACGCGATGGGCAACCGTCACGACCTCGGGCAAATCGCTGCGGATATGGAGCCTTTTGATAAAGCAATGGCTGATATCTACGCCGCACGCAGTGGCCTGAGTATTGAGGATATCGGCAGCATGATGGATGGCGAGACCTATATCGGCGGCAGCGATGCGGTTAATAAAGGCTTCGCTGACCGCCTCTTGTCCGCTGATGAAATCTCTGACGATGACGACAGCCCTGCAGCAGCTTTGCGCAAGCTCGATGCGCTGCTGGCGAAAACCGATACGCCGCGCTCAGAACGGCGGAAATTATTGAAAGCTTTATCAGGCAGTAAGCCAGGCGCTGCTGCCGCCCCTGAAGGTAAGCCGGGCGCTACCGAAGAAATAAATCCAGAAAACTTACAAACTCTTGAAAACGCGCTGGCCGCGTTCGGCAAATAAGGAATACCCATGTCTGAAGTAAACGAAATCCTGAAGAAAGTCACCGCCAGCATTGAAGATGCTAACAGCAAATTCAGCGCGAAAGCAGAAGAAGCCCTGAAAGAAGCGAAAAAGTCAGGCTCACTTTCCGAGGAAACGAAAGCTGCTGTTGATAAAATGGCATCCGAATTAAACGCCATGCGGGAAGCGGAAAAAACACTCAAGGCCGGACTTGGCAACCTTGAACAGCACGTTGCCCAGATGCCGCTCAACAATGCTGCTAAAACTGTTGAAACGCTGGGTCAGGTGGTTATCAGCAACGAAGCGCTGAAAGCCTTTGCCGCCAGCGTTGACGGTGGCAAGCGCATCAGTGTACCGGTCAACGCTGCCCTTCTGTCTGGTGGCGTTCCTGACGGAGTGGTTGAACCACAGCGCCTGCCGGGCATTGATACTGCACCGAAACAGCGCCTGTTTATTCGTGACCTGATCGCGCCGGGACGCACCAAATCCCCGGCTATTTTCTGGGTGCAGCAGACGGGCTTTACTAATAACGCGGCTGTGGTTCCTGAAGGGACTACCAAGCCATACAGTGAAATCGAGTTCACGCCAAAAATCACCGGTGTGTCGACCGTCGCCCACATGTTTAAAGCTTCAAAACAGATTCTGGATGACTTTTCGCAGCTGCAGTCGACTATTGATGCCGAAATGCGGTTTGGGCTGAAATATGTCGAAGAGCAGGAAATTCTGTTTGGTGACGGTACCGGCGTTCATCTTCACGGCATTGTTCCACAGGCATCAGCATTCGCGGCTGCATTCTCTGTTGAACAACAGAGTGGAATTGACGATCTGCGTCTGGCTATGCTGCAGGCTCAGCTGGCTCGTTTCCCGGCATCCGGCCACGTACTGCACTTTATTGACTGGGCGAAGATTGAACTGACCAAAGACAGCCTGGGTCGTTACATTCTGGCTAATCCTTCCGCACTTGCAGGTCCGACGCTGTGGGGGCTGCCGGTGGTGGCAACTGAAGCTGCCGCGTTCCAGGGCAAGTTCCTGACCGGGGCATTCAACGCCGCCGCGCAGCTGTTTGACCGCGAGGACGCCAACGTGGTGATCTCCACCGAGAACGCTGACGACTTTGAGAAAAACATGATCTCCATTCGTTGCGAAGAGCGTCTGGCACTGGCGGTTAAACGCCCTGAAGCGTTTATCTATGGCTCATTCACTGCGCCAGCCGCTGGCGGCCAATAACCCCAATTAACAACTGCGGCCTGCGGGCCGTTTTTTTACAGGAAAGATTCATGAAACTGCGATCCATTAAGCCTATTTATTACCAAGGTAATGTGCTGACCGAGGGCAGCGATTTTGAAACTCCCGAACAGCATGGACGTGAACTGATCCAGCGAGGGTATGCGGAAGCGCCGGACAGTAAAAAAGTGACCGGCGACACCGCTGATTCCAGGTCGAAAGGCAAAACCAAATAAGAGGTTTTTTTATGCTGACCGTTGATCAGGTTAAGCATCACTGCAACATCGAGCAGGATTTCACGGAGGATGACGCCTGGCTAGCGGCTCGTATTAAAGCGGCGGTGCGTTATGTGGAAAACTATACGCGCCGCACGCTTTATGAAAATGCAGACGATCCGGTTTATATGGCTGACTCAGACGCGCTGCTATATGGCGAGGATGTTGAAACCGCCATGCTGATGCTGATCGCACACTGGTATGCAAATCGCGAGGCGGTGGTGACCGGGGTCAGCGTGGCTAATCTTGACTTTGCTGTTGAAGCCTTCCTTCAGCCTTACAGGATTTATGGCGTATGAGAGCAGGACCAATGCGTTATCGGGTGATGCTCCAGAGGCGCGCAGCAGGGCGGTTGCCGTCCGGACAGCCTGCAACAGGGTGGACCGATATAAAAAGCGTGAGAGCATCAATAGCAGACGTTTCCGGGCGTGAGCTGATGAATTCTGGTGCAGAAGTCGCCGGGACGACCTCACGAATTTGGATACGTAACAATCTGTCCGAAAGAATCACCAGCGGATGGCGTGTAGTCCATAACCCGCCGACAGGTAAGGGGGAAGTCTACGACATTAAATCTGTTATTTCCGCTGAGAACGGCACCCGCCTGGAACTGTTGTGTGAAGAGGGGGTGAAACAGTGATCGGCTCAAACCTTGATTTTTCTGGGCTTAACGAAATAGCCAGGGAACTGGAACTGCTCAGTAAAGCTGAGACCCGCCAGGTGCTCCGGCGTTCGGTCAGGGCCGGTGCCGACCTTATCAGGCAGGAGGTCGTGGACGCGGCTCCTGAAAGAACCGGCAAGCTCAAAAGAAACATTGTTGTGCTGTTTGGTAAAGGGGCACCCGGTGATGCGGTGGCGGGCGTGCATATTCGCGGAACAAATCCTGATACGGGTAACAGCGACAACAAAACGAAAGCATCATCGCCTAACAACGCCTTTTACTGGCGCTATGTTGAGGAGGGAACGTCAAAAATGGCTGCGCATCCTTTTGTGCGTCCTGCGTATGACAGAAAGCAGGAAGAGGCGGCCAAAGCTGCTTTTGATGAGCTGAACCGGGCCATTGACGGAGTGCTGGGAAAATGACCGAGGCCGATATCTACTCGCTGATCGCCGGGCTGGCGGGCGGGAATGTTTTTCCTTATGTGGCACCGACAGGAACTGCCGCACCCTGGGTAGTTTTCCTGCTCCCTTCGGCAAATACGGCGGATGTATTGTGCGGAAGTGCGGAGAAGGCTACCACGCTGCAAGTTGACGTATGGGCTAAATCCACCGATGAAGCGCGGTCCATCCGCGCACAGGTGCAGGCTGCGCTAAGCCAGCTTGATCCCGTTTCTCTCAATGAAATAAATGACTATGAGCCTGACACGTCGCTTTACCGCGCAACGCTTGAAGTTCAGCTCTGGACTTAAACCCTGAATCAGCCGCCTGCGGGCGGTTTTTTACTATCTGGAGATACCCATGTCCTCAAAGTATGAAAAAACGCAGGGAACGCAGATTAACGTTTCTGCAGACCCGGCAACACAGGCAAATCCTTCCGGTGCGACCTGGCAAAGTATCAAATGCTCGACGAAGGAAATCAGTTATACCGGCGGCCAGAAGTCGGACATTGAAACAACCACGCTCTGTTCAACCGAGCAGGAAATGACAAACGGCCTGGCGGCGCCGGGTGAGATGACCATTTCAGGAAACTGGGCTGTCGATGAGGGCCAGGACACATTGCGCACCGCTTACGACAGTGATGCGCAGCACGCCTTTCAGGTGATCTTCCCGTCAGGTAATGGCTATGCGTTTCTGGCTGAAGTTCGTCAGAACAGCTGGGGAGCGGGTACCGCAGGAGTGGTAACCGCCTCTTTCACTCTTCGCGTAAAAGGTAAGCCTGTCCCGATTGTACCGGCACCTGCTGCAGGTTAATAACAGCGGCGAAAGCCGCTTTCTTTGATGATGGATGAGAGTAAAAAAATGGCAAAAACTGTATCGACTGCTTCACTGCGCGATTTGGCGCTGGCTCCGATGTCGGGATTTCGCAGCAAGATCGTGTCCGTGCCTGAATGGGAAAATGCAAAGGTAAAACTGCGTGAGCCTTCGGGGCAGGGGTGGATTGAATGGCAGCAAATTATGTCTCCGGAAAACCCCGAAACTCAGGAGGACGAGACAGAGGCGCTGACGGCTGCGCAGCTCGCCAGGCGTAATAAAAGCGCGGATGTGGTGCTGTTTATTGACGTCCTGCTGGATGAGGCAGATATGCCGGTATTCACCGCAGACGATAAACCGCTGGTGGAAAACATTTATGGGCCGGTACATGCACGCCTGCTTAAACAGGCTCTCGATCTCAGCACCTCACAGGCTGAAGCTGAAAAAAAGTAAAAGAGCCTGGCACCTTCTTTCTGATGACCCTCGCGTTAAGACTAAACCGCACCCTGCATGAGCTGAAAACCACGCTGACCGCCAGTGAGCTTCGCATGTGGATTGAATACGACGCTGTGAATCCCCTGAGTGACCGGCGCGGAGACATTCAGGCGGCTCAGATAGCCACGGCGATATTCAATTCGCAGGGGGCGAAAGTTAAGCTCGACGAAATGCTGATCCAGTGGGGTCAGTCAGAGGTTGCAGATCGAGGCGACGGGCTGGAAGAATTCTTCGCGGCGATGGCCGGTTAGCGGACTTTAAACAGGATTACTTATGGCTACGCTGCGCGAACTTATTATCAAAATCTCTGCCAATTCAACTTCATTCCAGACTGAAATCGCGCGTGCTTCAAGGATGGGGGCCGATTATTACCGCACGATGGAGCAGGGCGGGCGGAGGGCTGCTGCCGCTGCGCGGGAAAGCCAGAGGGCCATTCAGGAGCTGAATGAGCAGCTGGTGACTACCCGTGAAACCGCTCTGGAGATGACGGGCGTTTTTGCGGGCGCATTTGCGACCGGTCACCTTATCGGGCTGGCAGATAGCTGGAATGCTGTTAATGCGCGACTAAAGCTGGCGTCGCAGTCCACCAGTGAGTTTGCGACCGTACAGAAATCGCTGATGGACATCAGCCAGCGAACCGGCACAACGTTTGGTGACAATGCCGACCTGTTTGCCCGCTCCGCCGCATCAATGCGTGAATTCGGCTACAGCGCACAGGAGGTGCTGAGAGTGACAGAGGCCGTTTCAACCGGCCTGAAACTCTCAGGTGCCAGCGCTCAGGAAAGCAGCTCGGTAATCACTCAGTTCAGCCAGGCGCTGGCGCAGGGTGTATTACGCGGTGAGGAATTTAACGCCGTCAACGAAGCGGGTGATCGCGTTATCCGTGCGCTGGCTGCGGGCATGGGCGTTGCCCGTAAAGACTTGAAAGCGATGGCCGATCAGGGCCAGTTGACTATCGATAAAGTGGTGCCAGCCCTGACCAGCCAGTTAGAAAAGCTGCGTGGTGAGTTTTCATCGTTGCCCGACTCTGTTTCAGGATCGGTCACCAAAGTTGAGAACGCCTTTCTGCAGTGGGTTGGTGAAACAAATAAAACGTCAGGCGCGACAGCAACGCTGTCCGGCGTGCTTGAAGGGGTGGCGAAAAATATCGATTCGGTGGCAACAGTGACGGGAGCGCTGGTTGCCGTGGGTGCCGCACGATTTTTCGGGGGCATGGCTTCCGGTGCCGTGTCGGCTTCGGTGGGGATCGTTACCGCTTACAAAAGTGAGGTTGCGCTGACGCAGGCGCAAATCCGCGGTACCCAGATATCAACCGCCCGCGCCCGCGCTGCAGTGTATCGCGCACAGCAGGCGCTGGTTGCGGCGCGTGCCACAACAGGGCAGGAGGCAGCTGAAAGGCGTCTTGCCGCTGCACAGGCTGCGCTGACCCGTAACGTCAACGCCCGCTCAGCCGCGCAGGAAAGGCTCAACACGATGACCTCGCTTGGCTCAAGGCTGACGAACAGCGTACTCGGGCTGGTGGGCGGCATTCCTGGGCTGGTCATGCTCGGTGCCGGTGCCTGGTTCACTATGCATCAGCGTCAGGAGCAGGCGAGAGAATCTGCACGGGCGTACATCAATACGCTGGAAGAAGTTAAAAACGCCGCGCCGAAAATGGTGCTGACGGAGGTCTCTGATAATCAGGGGCTGACCCGGAGCGCACTGAGTGAACAAACCCGACTGGTCGCTGAACAGGCCGAAAAGGTGAATAAGCTGAAAACCGAGATTAAAGGTTATCAGCAGATTATTGCCAGCCCCGGTCCGTCGGTTGGCGGCTTCCTCATTAATCACCTTACCAGCCTTGAAAGTGTTTCCGCCGGGCTTGAACAGGCAACGTCAGATTTACTGGTTGAGCAGGAAAGGCTTAATCAGATGCAGGAGAAATCACAGAGCATTCAGGTGGTTCTGGAAGCTCTTGAACATCGCCGCGTGACCCTTATCCGTGAGCAGGCCGCCGGGCAGAATGCAGCCTATCAGTCGTTGCTGATGATGAATGGACAGCACACTGAATTTAACAGGCTTATGTCGCTGGGTAATCAATTGTTGCAGACCCGAAGCGGCCTTCAGAACGTGCCAATGCGCATTCCTGCCGCACAGCTTGATACAAAGCAAACCTCTCTTTTGCAGAGGTCCGAGCGGGATAACGTGATAGCGGGACTTTCTGGCATCGAACGCATCCGGAAGCAGGCTGAATACTCCGCTGATGATGCCGGGCTGACCAGCACGCCTGAATATGCTGAAGCGCGACAGAAGTTCATCAGCAATACGGTTGAAGCGTGGCAGAAGCAGGAAAAGCTCTCTGAATCGCTGAAGTCAGGCAATAAGGCGCTGAGCGATCAGGCGAAAGAGCAGCGATCTGCCGCTCAGGTTGCCGAACAGTACGCACGTAAAATTGCCGATCTGAGTGTGGCTACGGAAGTGCAGAAAGTCCGCGCAACGCAGGGTGAGAAAGCAGCCGATCTCTATGCCGCGTCTCATGAGAACGGAACCAAGTGGACTGAGGAACAGCGCAAGGCTATTCAGGCATCATCAACCGATCTGGCGCGCTGGACGCAAAAGGCTGATGAAGCGGTACGCAAGCAGCGTGAAATGGCCGATGCGCTGAAGGACCTGCGTGAAGCAACGCGAAAATATCAGGACGACGCTGCGCTTACTACCGGCACCGCCGGTATGGGTGACCGGCAGCGTGATCGTTTTAGCGAACAGCAACAGGTTGAGCGGGTTTTCGATAAAACGGACAAAGGCGCGGAAGCGATGGCCGCCAGAATCGCCGCGCTGAATGCCCTGGATAAAAAGTATCAGGCAATCGCAGCATCGGAATCAAGCTGGCTTAACGGGGTTTCCCGTGGTTATCAGAACTGGCTGGAGAGCACCGGCAACATCGCCGGAAGCGTTTCTCAGGGTATCACCTCCACTATGGACAGTGCGCTGGATAACGTCTCTGCAATGTTAGTTGGCAGTCAGGCCGACTGGAAAAGCTGGAGCGTCTCCGTTCTTCAGATGATCTCCAAAGTCGCCCTGCAAATGGCGGTTGTCAATGCGATGGGCGGCGGCTCGTCATGGGGAGGACTCTTCGGCTCGATTGTCAGCAGCGTGGGCGGAGCGGCGGCAGGTGCGTCAGGCGCAGCTGCGGGAAGTGGCGCAATGGGATTGCCCACCAGTTACTCTGGATACGATGGCGGTGGTTTTACAGGCAGCGGTGGGAAATATGAGCCTGCCGGCGTCGTGCACAAGGGTGAGTTCGTTTTTACCAAAGAGGCCACGGATCGTATCGGCGTTTCGAACCTCTACAGCATGATGCGGGGGTATGCGAACGGTGGCATCGTGGCTGGCGCTGCGGGAATTGGTGCGTTTTCTTCCGGGGTAAATACGGCCTCGGGTGGGGGAGCGCCGCAGGTTTACATCACCATAGACAGCAACGGCAAATCCTCTGCTCAGTCATCTTCTGGCTGGGAGCAATTTGGCTCGGAAATTGGGTCATTCGTGGATCAGCGATACAAGAAAAACCTGATGAGGGATTTACAGCCCGGAGGAGATATCTGGAATGCTAATAAAGGCAGGTAATCAATGGCATTAGAAACATTCATTTGGTGCCCGAGAACAGATGCTGAAGCGGACGTTAAACACCGCGTTCGTAAAGCTCAGTTCGGCGACGGTTATGCGCAGGTTGCCGGAGATGGATTAAATACCCGGTCACAGGAATGGACACTTAATTTCGTGGGTGACGAGGCATATATTCAGGCCATCAGGGAGTTTCTTGACCGCATGGGTGGCACCAGGGCATTCCAATGGAAACCGCCGCTTTATCCGCTGGGGCTTTGGCGCTGCGAGGAATATAAGCCCGTGGCGCTCGGTGCGGGAAAGTATTCTCTTGATGCAACATTTATTCAGGCTTTCAGACCATGATTAACAGCGATATTCAGAAACTTGAGCCGGGTAATAAAATCAGGCTTTTTGAAGTTGATGGCAGTAAGTTTGGTGCGGATATTCTTCGCTTTCATAATTATAACCTTCCTCATACTGAAGCGGAAATTATCGCCGCCGGTGGAGATGAAAGTAAGTTGCCCGCAAAGTCTCTCTGGTGGCAAGGGAAGGAGTACGGGCCTTGGCCGGTTAATATTGAGGGGATAGAAGCTTCAACAACCGGCAGCAGTGCGCAGCCAAAACTCACCGTTGCCAATCTGGACAGTTCAATCACCGCAATGTGTCTGGTATACGACGATATGCTGCAGGCAACCGTCACTATTCATGACACGCTGGCGCAATATCTGGATGCGAGAAACTTTGCGGAGGGCAACAGCACCGCCGACCCGGTGCAGGAAAAGCTGCAGGTATTTTATATCGACTCGAAAAGCCTGGAGACTAACCAGGCGGTCGAGTTTACGCTTACCAGCCCGATGGATTTGCAGGGGCTGATGATCCCCACGCGCCAGCTGCATTCCCTGTGCACGTGGTGCATTCGCGGAAAGTACCGCACCGGCGATGGTTGCGACTATGCCGGTACCCGATACTTCGACAAAAACAACAATCCAGTCAGTGACCCTTCACAGGATGTCTGCAACGGCACATTATCGGCCTGCAAACTTCGCTTTGGCGACAACGACGAGTTGCCGTTTGGCGGGTTTCCCGGCACCTCCCTGATCAAGAGCTAATCATGCGTGATAAAACGATTAAGGCCATTATGGCTCATGCGGAGTTGTGCTATCCGCTGGAGTGCTGCGGCGTGGTGGCGCAAAAGAGCCGGGTAGAGCGTTATTTCCCATGCCGCAATCTGGCCGCTGAGCCGACCGAGCATTTCCATCTCGATCCGCAGGGCTATGCTGACGCGGAGGACTGGGGAACGGTGACAGCCGTAGTCCACAGCCACCCAGGCGCAACAACGCAGCCGAGCGATCTGGACAAGGCGCAATGCGATGCGACCGAATTGCCCTGGCATATCGTCAGTTGGCCGGAGGGGGATTTACGTACCATCATGCCGCGCGGGGAACTGCCGTTACTCGAGCGGCCATTCGTGCTGGGACATACGGACTGCTGGGGGCTGGTGATGAGCTATTTCAGGCAGCAGCACGGCATAGAGCTGACAGATTACCGGGTCGACTATCCGTGGTGGGAGAGCGGCGCAGAAAACCGCTATCTGGATAACTGGTATGAGTGCGGTTTTCGCGAGTTCAGTGGAGAGCCGCAGCCGGGCGATTTGGTGATTATGCAGGTACAGGCACCTGTTGCGAATCATGCTGGCGTGCTGCTGGCCGATAACATGCTGCTGCACCACATGTACGGCATGTTGAGCCAGCGTGTGCCATATGGCGGTTACTGGCGGGAACGAACTGTAAAAGTCGTGAGGCACAAGGATATGCTTTAGTTGTCTTGGTTTATGTCCCTGCTATCATTTGAGCACTTGTGAAGTAAGGGATGAATGATGAAAAAGATTATACTTTTGTCTGCGTTGGTGTTGGGTGGGTGTTCGACGACTCCTATTCCGAGTAATACGGCTAAACCAGTTCCACCAGAGCGTATATTGATTACCTCTCAGGGGCCTTCGACGCTAATTATTACGCGAGATAAAGGATGGTTTGCTGGTGGCGGATGTTTCGTTTCGGTTTTGATTGATGGTAAATCAGTTGCCAGAGTTGATACCGGGGAGAGCGTGTCTGTAAAAGTCGTAGAGGGAAGGCATATCCTTGCCATTACAGGCGACAAGGATGGTAAGGGACTTTGTGCATATCAGATAGGTCAGCCAATTAAAGAGAATGCTACCGATATTAAAGCAAATGAAATACAAAAATTTCGAATTACAGGTGATACGAGTTCTGGTTTAGATTTAAGACCATCAACGATTTAAATAAGGCCGCGAAAGCGGCTTTTTTTATGGGATAAACATGCAAGAAAAAATGACACAAATAGAACTTGGCGGAGTGCTGGGCAAAACATTTGGGAAAACTCACCATCGTTTAATTAGTACTGTGCAGGAGGCAGCGAGAGCCCTTTCCGCTACGGTTGATGGATTCGAGAAGTTCATGATTACTAGTAAGCGCCGAGGTCTGACGTATGCAGTATTTAGAGGGAAGAAAAATATTGCGGAGAATGATTTAGGTTTTCCTGTAACTGAAGATGTGATTCGTATTGTCCCGGTAGTAATTGGCAGCAAAAAAGCCGGTCTATTACAGACCATCCTTGGTGCCGTCTTAGTTGTTGCTGGTTATGCCCTGTCTGGCTTCACTGCAGGTGCAAGCATGGCATTGGTCGCACCCGGAATTGCTCTTATGGCTGGTGGGGTTATCCAGATGCTATCCCCACAATCACCTGGCCTCGCCAGCAAACAAGATGCAGATAATCAGGCATCCTATGCGTTCGGGGGCGTGACAAATACCGCAGCGCAGGGTTATCCGGTACCGCTGCTTTACGGTAAGCGTCGTATCGGCGGGGCAATCATTTCAGCGGGCATTTACGTTGAAGATCAGCAATAAATAGAATCCTATCTTTTCAAAGGTCACCTTCGGGTGGCCTTTTTTATGGACGCAATATGGCAACAGCAACCGCAATTAAGGGCCGTAAAGGGGGCAGCTCAGAGGCCCGCACGCCAGTCGAGCAACCGGATGATCTACAGTCGGTCGCTAAAGCAAAGCTGCTCTTCGCACTGGGTGAGGGAGAGTTCGGTGGTGGGCTGACCGGCCAGACTATTTTCGTCGATGGCACACCGGTTGAGAACGCAGACGGTTCGAGCAATATCAGCGGCGTTTACTGGGAGTTCCGACCGGGTAACCAGGCGCAGAGTTATATTCAGGGTCTGCCAGGCACTGAAAATGAAATCAATGTGGGTACCGAATTACATAGCGCGACCGCCTGGGCGCACACCTACACCAACACGCAGTTGTCAGCGGTGCGCGTGCGTCTGAAATGGCCTTCGCTGTTCAGGCAGGAAGATAACGGTGACCTGGTGGGCAACTCGGTAAAGTACGCTATCGAACTGCAAACCGACGGCGGCGCATTTAAAACGGTGCTGGATACCGCTGTGACCGGCAAAACCACCTCGGGCTATGAGCGCAGCCACCGTATCAATCTGCCGCAGGCCGGGACCTCCTGGACAATCCGCGTTCGTAAGCTGACCGCAGATGCCAACAGCGCGAAGATTGGCGATACGATGACGATCCAGAGCTATACGGAGGTTATCGACGCCAAGCTGCGTTACCCCAATACCGCTTTGCTGTATATCGAGTTCGATTCCAGTCAATTTAATGGCTCTATCCCGCAGATCGCCTGTGAACCAAAGGGGCGGGTGATCCGGGTGCCGGATAATTATGACCCGATAACCCGGTCATATTCCGGCACATGGTCAGGCGTATTTAAATGGGCGTGGACGGATAACCCGGCATGGGTTTTCTATGACCTTGTGCTTACTGAACGCTTTGGATTGGGCAACCGGCTGACCGCCGCGAATATCGATAAGTGGGAGCTGTATCGGGTTGCGCAGTACTGCGACCAGCTGGTGCCGGACGGTAAGGGCGGCAGCGGGACCGAGCCGCGTTATAAGTGCGACGTGTACGTACAGAGCCGCAACGAGGCCTATACCGTGCTGCGTGACTTTGCGGCCATCTTTCGTGGCATGACCTACTGGGGCGGCAATCAGATTGTTACGCTGGCCGATATGCCGCGCGACGTGGATTACAACTACACCCGCGCCAACGTTATCGACGGTCTGTTCAACTACTCCAGCAGCACCGCGAAAACGCGCTATACCACCGCGCTGGTCTCCTGGTCCGATCCGGATAACGCTTATGCGGATGCGATGGAGCCGGTATTTGAACAGGAGCTGGTAGCCCGCTACGGCTTCAATCAGCTGGAGTTGACCGCTATCGGCTGCATCCGTCAGTCGGAAGCAAACAGAAAGGGGCGCTGGGGCATCCTGACCAATAACAAAGACCGCATGATAACGTTCGGTGTTGGTCTCGACGGCATGATCCCGCAGCCTGGCTACATCATTGGTGTTGCCGATGAGCTGTTGTCCGGCAAGGTAACTGGCGGGCGAATTCGTTCGGTAAATGGCCGCGTGATCACCCTGGACCGCAAGCCCGATGCTGTTGCCGGTGACCGGCTGCAGCTTAACCTGCCTTCAGGAGCCTCACAGGGCCGCACCATTCAGTCCGTCACTGGTAATGCTGTCACCGTCAGCACCGCATACAGCGAAACGCCGGAAGTGGAAAGCGTGTGGATTGTGGAGTCAGACACGCTGTACGCGCAGCAATACCGCGTGGTGAGCGTTTCAGATAACAACGACAACACGTTCACCATTACAGCTGCTTATCACGATCCGGATAAGTACGCCCGAATTGACACCGGCGCAATCATCGATCAGCGCCCGATAAGCGTTGTCCCTGCAGGGAACCAGTCCGCACCGGCTAATATCCAAATCAGTACTTTTGACGTGGTGAGCCAGGGCATCAACGTGCAGACCCTGCGTGCGGCGTGGGACGACGCCGCCAGCGCCATTTCTTACGAGGCGCAGTGGCGGCGAAATGATGGCAACTGGATCAGCGTGCCGCGCAGCGCCACCACCTCCTTTGAGGTGTCCGGCATCTACGCCGGTCGCTATGTGGTGCGCGTCAGAGCGATAAACGCCGCCGAAATCTCATCGGGATGGGCATACTCGGAAGAGAAAACGCTGACCGGCAAAGTGGGTAATCCACCAAAGCCGGTTGGCTTTAAGGCCGATCCGCTGGTGTTTGGTGTTCAGCTTACGTGGGCTTTTCCGGCGGGTACCGGTGACACGCTGAAAACCGAAATCCAGTACGCCGAAACGTCAGAAGGGTCGGGAGCGCTGCTGCTGGCGGACGTACCGTATCCGCAGCGGAAATATCAGCAGATGGGGCTGAAGGCCGGGGTCACCTTCTGGTACCGGGCGCAGCTGGTGGACAAGACCGGTAACGAAAGTGGCTTCACTGACTGGATTATGGGGCATTCCAGCACCGACATAGATGACATCATCGGAGATATCGACGAGAAAATTAAAGAATCGGATGCCTTTAAGCAACTTATCGCGCCCATTAACACCAATATTGAGGGGCTTCTGCAATTAGCGCTCGATTCAGATGCGTCAGTGACACACCAGATGCAAGCCAGCGGTAAAAACAGGGCCGATATTCTTGAGGTCAGAGAAACGGTCGCCACCAACGACAGAGCCTATGCGCAGAAATTTGAGCAGGTGCAGGCAAGCGTGGGTGAGAATACCGCCGCCATTCAGCAGACGTCTACTGCACTGGCCGACACGGATGGCAAGCTGTCGGCGCAGTACAACATCAAAGTTGCTGTTGATGCCAATGGCCGGCAGTACGCTGCCGGGATGGGGATCGGCGTTGAAAGTACACCATCAGGAATGCAGTCGCAGGTTCTTTTCCTCGCTGACCGGTTCTCGATAATGAACGCCATCAACGGCACCGCTTATTCTGTTTTCCTGGTGGAAAATGGTCAGATTTTTATGCGTGACACCATCATCAAGGACGGGACGATAACTAACGCGAAAATCGGCAGTCACATCCAGTCCGATAACTACAGCGCCAGCGCCAAAACTGGATGGAACCTGAGTAAAGACGGCCTGCTGACTATGTTCGGTAATGGAGGCAGTAGCGGGTATGTCCAGCTGGATCAGGACGGCCTGGCGGTTTACAACGCAGATGAACTCACGGTTGTTTTAGGGAAAAAAAGATAATGTCTTACGGCGCACAGATATTTATCAACGGCACGTCTTTTGACGTGCTGAATTCTATGGCTGCAAATTACATGCTGGACTTTATTACGGGAGGTGCAGGAACAAGAACATACGACATACCGGAAGGAAAAGCGTTGAAAACTGTCACCTACACGACCGGACCTAACGACGCCACGCCGCCCACCGTGACTGTCTCAGGCAAAACGGTAAGCTGGTCGGCATCGGCAAACTATACCATTCTCGTTTATGCGGGGGCGTGATGGCCGAATATACGTTAGAGATAAGGAATGATGCGGGGGAGTTTTTTGCCTCACCTGATTTTACTCCCCTGGTGCTGACGCAGGTTATCGACAGCGGCGACATCGCGCACGCCGCCACGCCCGGAAGGGTGTTTATGACGAACGTCCCGGCGTCGCGTAAGTGCGTAATATTCTGTAAGCAGAATTACGATCTGGTTTCCTGCCTTTTTCAGGTAATAAACTCGGGAGGATATAAAGCGATAAGGCTTCACGGCAGCGCTGGCTCTACCGGTTATAATAACCTTAATTGTCGCTTTTACGTCTTTTCGGATTTTGTTGCGTGGTCGCCGGACTACGGAATTTATATTTACCGTAATAAAACGATGGTTTATTCCGGCAACTGCCTCCCGCTCACAGTGAAATACTACACGCGGAATAATAACATCAAAGGGAAAGCCTGCGCCGCGATTGGTGGCTTTGCAAAGGTGGAGCTGTACGGCATTCCGGGGAGTAACCCTCCGCAGGTAACGTATGCGCTCTTCTGTTATGCAGGATATTCAGGAGGGCTGAGAGAGCTTCCTTATAACGTCAGTACTGCAGGAACAACCAACCCGCCAGCCTTCAAGTCAACGGCTGGTTGTATCTATATCGAAACTGAAATCTACGACCAGTATTACAGACAATCACTTGGATTAAATTAAATCTCAATCCGCTTTAAGGCGGGTTTTTTATTGCCCGGAGAAAACTATGCCAGCAGGCACTATCGCTTTAAGAAATAATACCGCTACTGTAACCGGCACCGGAACGTCATTTACCACTGAGATTAAAGCCAATGATTTCATCGTCGTGATTATTGGGCAGGTTACCTACACGCTGGGCGTCAAGTCGGTCAATTCAAACACTTCCGTAACGCTGATCCGCAATTTTGACGGACCGACATCATCAGGTCTGGCCTGGACAGGAATACCAAACGCAACCCTGGTCGGGATTACAGCGCAGGTGGCTGCTGATACAGCGAAGGCCATTCGCGGGCTGAATCTGGATAAAGTGAACTGGCAGCAAATACTGACCGGTACCGGAAACGTGACCGTAAATCTCCCTGACGGCAGTGCGTTTTCCGGGCCTGCATGGGGTGGAATCAACGAAGAGCTGAAAGGTAAGGCACCTCTTACAGATGGAGTTGTAGCGGTTAAGGATGGTGGGACGGGCGGGAAAAATGCCAGTGAAGCGTTGACGGCGTTGGGTGGCGTAAGTAGAACAGGCGATCAGATCATTGAAGGCTTAAAAACATTCGCATCACGGCTGACCGCCCCTTTTTATCACTCTTCCGCAGGCTACCCTGGCCTGACTCTCATCTGTACCGATATGCCGGAAGCGATGATTGGCCGAACTGTTGTGATTGAGCACCACGGGAGCGGTTTGTATGTTACCCGGCGTAAAGGGAATGGTTCGGATAATACTAACCAGATTCTCAACTCTTTTCCCGCTGGCGGTGGTGTACTGGCGCTGGCCTCATCATCCGACGAGCGCATCAAAACAAAAGACGGGCTTACACCAGCCGGTGCGCTTTCACGCCTTGCGCAACTCGAAGTTCACGATTTCCACTATAAGCACGTTGAACCGTACGTGCAGGAATATCAGTCGAAAAGACCACGTCGTGGTTTCATGGCGCAGCAGGTCTACAGCGTGGATGAAACCTATGCCAATAAACCCACTTCTAATCTCGACAATCTTAATCCGGATGGGGGGGAGGTCTGGGAAATTAACGAGCATGCGCTTATTGCTGATTTAGTGCTGGCTGTGCGGGAGTTACGCACAGAGCTGGAGGAGCTTAAAACCACCCAAGCGAAAACGTAGTTACCCTTCGCACGTGTCATCGCAAATTCAAACTGAGTGATGGCGGGGAGATGGTACTGACGAAAGGGAATCTGATTGATGTACCGGCAAAGAGATGGATCGATATTCGCCTGAATATGACATCGATAGATAACGAGCAGCCTTGACGTAAACAGCAATAAAAGTAGTCCTGTTAAAAAGAACCCGCGCACGGTGAGGGTGAGCGGGTTAATTCATGCCAATTCATTATGTGACAACTGGAGTGGATACGTGCAGCTCCTGAGTCATACAATATAAAGGTAGCGACTAACTGTGAATTTGACAATTATTTCTTGCTGGAAATAATTTTATTTTTTTGATTAAGCAAGCGTGATCTGCTGTTCAAATAAAGAAATTCGCTACGATAGCTGTAACATTAAAGCAAAAGGCCGCATATCCGCGGCCCTTTTATCATCTAAGCAAAGTTTGAAACTCTTACTCGCCCGCTGCCCGCTGCTTCATTTCGCGTTTATATTTGTGGTAGTCCTCGTCACATTCAGCAGAACAGAAAGCTGTCTCAGCTACCACTGGCTCTTCTTTGCACCAGATACAGTTTCCATCGCGGCTTACTAATCGTGGTTTACGTGCTGACAGAGAAGCAGACAAATGTGCTTCTTGCCGCTCCTGTGCCAAATCTGCATCATCCATAAAATATCCTGTCAGTGTTTTTTTTATTAATTTCGCCCATATGCTTTCGCGAAGATCTAGCCGTTGCAGATATTTTAACTCAAAAATAATGCAATATTTAATGGGAATTTATTCAGGGTGGATGAATGATCAGGTTGGGCTGAAGATCTCAGTCCGTCGTATCCGTTTTGGCTCACTATCTACATATCCATCAAGGTGCTGACTGATCACGATTTACATCATCCGATTTAAGCAGAACAGCCTGACACTTTCGCAACGCACGGACTCCTCGCATCTAAATTCACCCGCATCTCAACGCCATACCAAAACCTGTCCTTTAGTCACTTGATCAATCCTCCCGATCAATAATACTGTATATGCATACAGCAATTATCAGGCTAATCATTCATGGCAAGACGATACGAAATCGACGCGGCTTTCCGCTCAGCCGTCAAAATCAACCCGCGCACCGGGCGAACGGTCACAACCAGAGACTTCACGACAGAGCTGGCTAAGGTTAACTGGCACTGGACGCTCGCGGAGGCTAACCGCTGGATAGAGCACCACGTCGACCAGTTCAGGGACATATCCACCCAGGAAGGTGACGACAGGACATTCATGCTGTTTAACCCGAACGTGAGGTAACTATGGGATTTCCATCACCGGCTAACGATTACATTGAGAAGCGCCTGACGATTGACGACTTCGTTGTTGCCAACCCGGCATCGACGATGATTTGTGATATTGGGGATCGGCTACTTGTCATTGACCGCAGCGTGCCACCTAAAAGCGGCAACATGATTTATTACGAGCTGATGGGGGAATGTGGGGTCGGAAAGATAATGGGAAGGAGTCTGATAACGCCTGACGGGGAAGCGTTCGAGGGTTCTGTGCTGGAAGAGCTGGAAGTGGTAGGCGTTGTGACAGCGGAGATTCTGAAGATTCACGAACCTGACAGACCGACGATTTAGGTGCGTTTAGATGTATTGAGTACCTTAATTTGAGTACATTTATTAGTACATAATTTAAATTCTGGAGTGTTAAGTTTAGATGTAGCAAGGATTGAAAGCTGGTGGTTCGTAGTCATGGAAAAGGAATGTTGGCTGACTGGCTTGCTGTTTCACTGTAAATGTCCCTGTCACAAAATTGGCTGGCACGCAGAGGCAGCGCGCGCATGCTACAGGGTAAACCATTTTGCCGGGGGGCTAAAGGGCTGAGGCATTAGCCTGTTCAGCAGAATTGATCTCTCTACTTTTCTCACACCCTGCCGATAACCCTGTCAGTGATTTCAGTCACGCCAGCCTGCAGCGATAGCCGAAATCAAACGATTTGTGCTCTGGCAGCGCATTGATATCGCGGTATGCACACCGAAAAAACCATCACCCAGAGGTAAAAATGGATAGCTTGCAGAAAGATATCGATGATCGCGCCAATCTCACATTGTCCAATAAGTTTGAGCTGTTGTTGTTCCGGCTGGGAGCGGCGGCGCAAGACGAAAAATCCGAGTTGTTTGGCATCAATGTGTTTAAGCTGCGCGAAATTATGCCGATGACCACGCTTACCAAAGCGGCTGGGATGAAATCGCCGTTGCTGGGGATGGCGAACATCC